GCCGGTAGGCGGTCCGGTGGAATGTGGAGTTAGGTGACGATTTAACTACGGAGAAAGAAGAATGGCTTACAGCGACTATGGCGGCTACGCCTACCGGAACGGCGAGCGCGTTGAAGAACGCAGCGACGCCACTATTACCCCAGATGGCGACACGTTCGGGACGCCGGGCTGCTGGCCTGGCTTTGCGATGATTGCCGCAGGCGTGCCACACGACGAGGTGCAGAAGCGCATTGAATGGCCGAGCGGTCATGCCGTGCTTGGCGACGGCCCGGTGTATTTGGTGCTGCGCAAGACCTACGCGACCCTGTATCGCGGCCCCGAGGCACAAGACTTGCCGATTGGCCGGGATGACTACGACGCCGACGAAGTGCGGCGCATGGTTGAACTGGATGGCTGCAAGGTGGAGTTGATCTACACGCAGGAGGACAACTACTACGTCTATGCCCGCCTGACGCAGCCTGACGGCAACGTGTGGCACGGCTGGAGCGGCTACGGCGTTGGCGCTGGACTCGAAGACGCAGGCTACGGCTACAGCACCAGCGAGCGCGAAATCATGCTCTGGGAGTTGTTCGGCCACCGCGAGGCACCTAACACACGTTCTACGACACCCCATGTCGTATAACTCGGAACAGAGCGGCGCAAGCCGTTGATTTTCAAAGAGTGCGAGAGTTACGCACGACAGGAGAGAGAGATGGACGACAGAGAACTGCTAGAGCTTGCGGCTTTGGCTGCGGGGGTCAAGATCATCGGTGAGTGGTCAGACACCCAGCGCATGTACACGAATGGAGTGGATGGCTGGTGGAAACCACTCACCGACGATGGCGATGCGCTGCGACTGGCTGTGAAGCTGGGAATTCTTGAGCATGCAGCAAGTTTGTCACAATTCCAAAATGAATCGGACCCATACGACGCCACCCGACGCGTAATCGTTCGCGCTGCCGCAGAGATTGGCAAGTCAATGTCCGGGCAGAGCGACCACCCCGCTAAAGTCGCATGACACCAACGGGCTGACGACTATCACCACAAGCCACAGCAGCCACAGCAGGAAGAGCAGCCTCATAGCAGGTCGATTTCTGCCTGCCGCCTGCGTGTAAGGCCGCGCAGCACCTTCCCGCCCGCCTTATTCCATCGCAGCAACTGAACGGGCACATCATCCCACTGGCCTGCATTCACCCTGCGGCGCAGCGTTGACGTTTTGAGCGCACCAACCCCGAGGTTAAAAGCAAAGTCCGTAAGGGCTGCAATCTGCTGCGGAGTCTCAGCGCCAGGGCACAGCGCAATCACTTGCGGCATGAACCGCCGCGACAGGTGCCAGCGCAGCAACTGGTTTGCTCGCTCTATGGTGATTGCCGGGTCCGTCATCAGGACTCTGCGCCCGTCCTCATAGAACGTCGCGCCGTAGCCGATGGTGGGAACCCCAGCAGGGCACAGATAGGGCCGCAGATACAGCCCTTCAAAGCGCCTGCAAAGGTCTTCCGCAAGCAAGAGCGCGTCCATCATTTGCCGCGCTTGCCTAGGCTGCGATCTGCTGCGAACAGGCCCAAGAATGCGTAAATCACAGACCGGGTGCCTTCATCCACTTTCACGCCTGTGATGTGCTGGGCCACCTCGGCAGTCATCACGACAATTCCCCAAGTCGCCACACCCGGACGAATGGCAGCGTTCCATGCATCCACCCACTTAACGCCGACACTGCGACCGGTTGACTTCACAGCCTCTAGCCAGCCTTCAGCGTCCAGACGCTCAACGTCTGCCACTGCCTGCGCTTCAATGGTCTTAACGCCTAGCTCGCCTTGCAGCTTGAGCGATTGCAGCACCCGCGCATGGTTTGCCGCGTCTAGCTCTGATTGCAGCTTCATGCGTTCGATTTCGTGCTGGTGGTCCTGCTTCTTTGACAGGAAGGCCGAAACCTCACCCCAAATCATGCGCAGCGTGGAGCCACCGAGGAAGGATAGGACTGCTTCGATCATTGCTCGCCTTTCGTTTTGATGCCAGCACGCAGCATCATGATTTCGAGTTGTTGTTCAACCCGTTTGAGCGTTTCCAGCATCTCGGTTTTGGTCACCAGATTGGCCTTGATGTTGGATACGTCGTTCTTGAGCTCGTCAATGTCTCGCTGCTGGCTCTCCAGCCGGGAAACCATCGTGTTGACGGTCGTATAGGTCAGCCACATGCCACCAGAAACCGCCAGGACAAGGGCGACGAAAAGCTGAGGCAAAACCTTGTCGGTGAACCATTGCCAGCGATGGTTTTCAGAGTTCTTTGCTACGGGCATGGTCTTTTTCAGAGTCGGCGAAAAACAAAGGGTCTTGGTAGCCGTCTAGTGGCTCAACGTGGGAGGTGATCGTGGCGAGCCATGGCGGCAATACACGGACGTGTGGCGGCTTCGTTTCTTGTTCGCGGATCGTGTGCCGTACTGACACACCGAACCCGATAAACACCGCCAGATACCAAGCTAAGAGCGCGTCCATGCCAGCAGCTTTTCAGGGGTGATCCGCTCGCTTGGATTGGTGGCTGTCATTGCCAACCAACACCATTCGTAGCAGTAGAAGCGCCGGGAATCTCGCACACGCCAAGGCAGCAGGAAAGCAAGCAGGCTGAATGCGTCATACGGCGCACCCTTTCTGGCGTTGAATGCCGCTCTGACGTAGTGGTCACTGCCTTTCACATCGAACAGCTCCCAGCCCTGCGGATCAAACGGGACTTTGTGCAGCCCTTCGGAGTACGTGGAGTGGTACAACTCGCCGTCAATGACGATGCCCGCATGTGGGTAGTAGGTATGAAGCCGCCAGCGGGTCAGCGTGTTAAACAGCTTTCCGAACAGCGTCGGCGAATCGGTCTTGCGGAGGGCTAGTTTCATGGCGTATCGATTTCCGTTTTCATCAGATGACCCGGTTGCCAGTTCCGCCCGGTGATGCGCCGACCGTCGGGCAGTTTATGAATGCATTTCCTTGCGTCTGCGAGTTCGTGCTGGCCGTGCCCGTTGTGTCGTCGTTGCTTGTCATGTTGATGAACACACAGTTTTTTGAAATCACATGCCATTTGTTTGTGGCGTTCGTGACCATGTGGCAGTTTTCAGCCGTTGAGCGTTGAAGGCCCCTACCGAACTCCACCGCAGCAACGCCGGTTGCGTTGGTGTTTTCAAAAGTCACATCGCGCAGCACTACTCTTTGCGATGTGTTGTATGTGCCACCCACGTAACAGGTGGTCGCCACGTCACCAACTGACGTATCCGCAGTGTTGACGCTGGAAGAAATTTTCAGGTTTGAAATTTCAAGATGGTCTGCGTCAAGAATGAAACTGTGAATAGCGGCGGAAAACCCGGTGTTTTCGCCCCTGCCCTCAATTATTTTTACGCTTCCCATGGCGGCGCCGTACCGCAACGAAAAATGGATCATTACATCAACGATCAATTTCCCGCATTTGGCGTTGGCGATTTGGCCCGAGAAACCGTATACAAAATTAGGGTCTGCAGTGTTGGTTGGACTGTTGCTAGTTATGAAATCCGATGCCAGCAACTCAGGGAATACCGTATTACTCTGGTTGCGCAGGATGTACCCGAAAAACTCTTGCGGTCCGGTTCCAGGCGCTGCCGCGCTGCCGCTGCGCTTGAGGTAGTTCCGTTTGTACTCAATTGACTTGAGCGCGGTTCCTGCTGCGATGTTTACGCACGTTGTCGAGTTGTGCCAATAGTTGTCGGTGATCGTGGCATTGATGACTTGATCCAACTGGATTACCGGCTTGTTATCCACTGCCGTCATTTTTGTGGCGATCAACTGGCCGACCATCTTGCCGCTTCCGCTGGCTGGCGTCGTCACTGCGAATGCATTCAGGTTGTACTCTGCAAGACTGTTGTACCAGTCTTCCACGTACAGTCCAGAAATGTCCAGTAACTGCAAGTTGTCCACCACCTTGACGCATTCGAGGTTGTTTTTTTGAATCGCGCCTTTGATGTAGATGTTTAGCCCACCACCGACCTCAATGCCTGTTCCATTGTCGAACGCTTCGATGCGCTCTATGTGGATGTCGTTTGCTTCCTGCATAGATGGCGAATACATTCCGACTATCCGCCCGCCTACCGTGTTTTTGTAGAGACTGACGCGGCCTATCTTGCCGCTGTAGCTGCCCTCCAATTGCAGGCCATATGCCCCGCCTACGCACGCCACGTCATCGATGCTCCACTGGTGCATGTATCTGCCGTACAGCCCGGTGAAAGTGTTTGAACCGTCGATAACCGAGAACCCTCCGATTTTCTGCGACAAAAGCCAATGACCATCGGCGCGACTAATGTCAATCATTGCGTTGTTGCTTGTGGCTGCAAAGCCCGTTCCAGCAAAGAATTTAGTTGCTGTCTGCCCATTTCCAATAAAATTGATCGGGGCCTTTATGCGCAGTGTCGAAGTGAGTTTGTAAATCCCATCAGGTACGAACAGCGTTAACCACTTCGCTGTTTTCGACCCAGCAACCGAATCGATGGTGTTGAAGTAGGATCCGTCGTATGCCTGTTCGCAGTAATCAATTGCTGCCTGAATCGCCGCCGTACAGTCATAAGTGGAAGTCCCTTCCTTGATGGCGCCCCACTCAGAAGGCGGTATGTAGCGCAGCACGTTGGTGCCGGCTGCCGCTGTATGGATGCCCCATGCGGCGCTGTTGATAGCTGCCGGGATCAGCGCCCAGTCAAAAGCTGGAATCTCCGCACCCTTACCGCTGGCAGTGCTGGCTAGGTCGTCACGGATTGAAGAATCTTGACCGTCCCTGAGTTCTGCAATATACGCAGCATGTTCACGGATGACGTTATCGAGAACATCGGGCGAGTCTGTTCCTTGCGGGAAGTTGTCACCGGGGATGACGCTAAGGTCGTCAATGCTGGTGGGGATTGGCATTACCGAAGCTCCGCAACATTGTGAATTCCGCCAGTCATCTTGTAATAGTGACCAGCGGGGACGATGAATGAATGCACATTGCGGGCGTTGCCGTCGTTTGCCGGGCTGTCGGTAGCACCACCGATCTGCACATAAGACGCAGTAGACACCCCGACATAACTGCGCCCTAGTCGCCCCGAGTACGTGCAAGAAACCATGATTGGCCGTCCCGTCGTGTTCTGGTAGTCGGTTCCGTTGGTGCGCGTCACGTCTTTCCACGTCTGATCCACACCAATTGGCTTGGACAGTGCTGCAATCGCTTGCGCCGTGCGCAGAGGCGTCATGGCCGTGGCATCGTCTGTGCCTGCTTCGGCCTGCGCTTGGCTGGCCTTTGGCACGGCAATCGTGCGATCAGCCGTCAGAGCGCCGCCGCCCGTAGCTAGACCCGACGTGTTAACGCTGCGGGTGGTGTTCGCTGCCGTGGTGGCGCTGGTTGCAGTGGCCGCCGTGGTGGCCGTGGCTGCGTTGCCAGTAATGGAAATGCCCCATGTCCCGGTCGCACCTGTGCCGTTCTCTGCTGCTTTTTCATCCCTCAATTTGGCGATGCACGCAGCGTGGAAGCGCAGATAATCGTCTATGCCTGCGGGAGACTCAGACCCTGCCGGGTAGTTTGATCCGGGTGTCGGACTCAGATCGTCGATAGTTGAAGGTACGGGCATTTACGATGCTCCAAAACAAAAGCGGACTGCCCCGGTTAAAGGACAGTCCCGCTTAGGTTGTTGTCTGCTGGATTTTACGTTAGGAAGCAATTACATGGAATACAACCCAATCATGCTGGGTTACATCATCGGCATGGCGATCCTATGGCTGATTTGTGGGCGCGGAAAGTAGCCCGCCGAAACTGACAGCCGGAGCCAGCAAGGCCGGGACCGGCTTGCGCGGGATTGGCGTCAACAATGCGGGCGCTGTGTTTTGCGCCTGACGTTGTGCGATGGTCACGCCAATGTCTCGGATTGGGTCAAGAATCAAGGGCCGTGCCAGCGGCATATTCCGCACGACAGATGGCAGCGCGTCCATCATGCTACCAACCATCAAAGCGCCTGAATTGCTGTTGTTCACGGCAGAGCCCATTGGCTGCACCTGCATGTAGCTCGCAACCCGGCCATTCGCTCGCAATTGCTGGATTTCCTGCGGGGTGAAGAACATGCGCAGCTTGTCTTCTCCAATACCGTTCAGCGCCTTGTTAAAGGCCGATTGAGAGAATTTACCGACTTCATCAGCCGCCCCGCTCAAAGCCTTTTCTTTAAGGTGCGAAAGAAGCGCGTTCTTGACTTCCTGCCGCCCATTGGGGCCAATCTCGTTTAGCACCATGCGGGCGTCCGACGCCGTGCCTTTGATAATGAAACTATCGGCAATCTTCACCGGGTCGCTTGACCTAGCATCCGACAAGACAGAGCGCACCAGCGGGCTGGAGTCCTCATAAGCGTAAGCCTGACGGGTTGCAGCCCGTGCACGGTTGACCGCTTCGATTGCATCCATCGGCGCGGCTGTGCCATTGACAGGCAGGATGTCACCATCGGCCAGCACGCGAGCCGCAAGCCTTGCCGCTGCGCCTTCGTTGCCGCCCTTGGAAATCTCACGCGAGAGCATGGATTGCAGATTGCGGTAGTCCTGCGGTGTGAAGTCGCGCCCGGTCTGGAAAGACTCCATATACCGGCTAATGGTCGGGTTCATGAACGGCATCAAGCCTTCATCACCCAATGCCCCGTTAATGTCGCTGATGACCTTGGACGAGATTGGTTGTCTGTAGCCCGGCGATCCTTTGGCCGCGTCCCATGCAGCTTGCTCTGCGCTTCGCAGCATGTCCCGCTGGCGTTGCACGGCACCAGTGACAGCGCCACCAGCCGCAGCCGTGCTGCCATTGCCCGCGCCTAGTGCGTTCAGGTTCTGGATCAGTTGGGCATTGTTGCGGTTCTCAATCCCTGAGAGACCTTGCAAACCAGTGTCTGCGGTGTTCGCACCCATCTTGGACAGGTTCTTTTCGCGGGTGATCTGCACCGGGTCCAGCGTGATCCCGCCACGGGTAGGCGTGGTGTTCGTTGAAACAAAGTCAGCAAGCCGACGAACCGCAGCCGGGTCTAGGTTGTCGCCGGTCGTGGTAGCCCTGCGCACCTCTTCAACCATGCGCCGCCGCGTGTCGTTTGGGATGGCGTTCCAATCAACCCCGCCGTCAGCCAGGATCGCGGCAATCCTCACCTCAAGCTGCGGGCCTTGCGTCTGCTTTGGGATCAGGTTTTTCAGCGCCGTGGTTGCCTTTGTCGCAGCACCCGGAGCCATGCCGCCCAATACTGTCCCCAGCACAGACGAAACCACCTGCTCCGGCGCGGTTCCGCCAGCCTCACGCGAAGCGCCTCCAGCAAGACCGCCGCCAGCCGCCGCCGTGAGTTGTGCCGTAGGATTAGCAGCAAAAGCGTTCAGCACCGCCCTAGTGCCTGTTTGTGCGACACCTGCAAGCGCCTTAGCGCCACCGAGAACGCCTCCAGTACCTGCGACCAAACGCGAAGCGTCACCAATGACGCGCTCATTTGCTGTTGCAGGCTTTGGAAGGCCGATGAAATCAGCCGCACTGGTGGCAACCTCACGAAGCGGGCGAGCATTGCCACCCGTCACAAGGTTCTGAACATTGCGGATCGGCTCTGTGAAGATTTGCGCAGTGTCTGCCAGTCCCTCAAGCCCGTAGCGAGCAGCTAGGCCAAACTGGCGCGGAATCTGATTGAGCATCCCGCCAGCCTGCACCGATGAAGGTGGCTCTTTCGGAGCTGCATAGAAGTTTTTTTGAACGTACGCAATGGCTTCTTGTTCGGTCGCACCATCGGGCGCGTTTACGTCATAGGTCTTGCCGTCTGGTGCTTTGACTTCAAATTGTGGCATGGTGCCTCACTTCTTGACGGTTGCAGACCAGCCACCGCTAGACATGGCCGAGGCCTTGCCGTTTGCAGGCGCTGCGGGCGAAGCAGGGTCGATTATGCCGGTCATCATGGTCTGAATGGTTCGCAGTGCTGCAAGCCGCTCAGAGACTGGCCGGGTCTTGTCCCCGACAGCGCCAGCCATCCGCATGTAGTTATCCACATCGAAATTCGACTGAGGGCCTTCCATGCGTGGCACGTTGGACACAAGCCACCCGCTGACCGCTTCAAGTTGCTTTGCCGTTTCGCTTGCTGGCGTGCTTTGACCGAAGAAGCCCAGCACGTTGTCTCGGATCGCGCCGACACCGCTTCCGGTCGGGTCTTTCTTGAGCAGGTCTTCGGCAAACTTGGCTTGGTTCAGAAACTTGCGAGCGGTCTGCCGGTCCTTCTGTACTGCCTGCGTATTGGCTGCTGCATTCTTTGCGCCTTCAACCGCTGCAACCTTGTCGGCTTCGCTTTGAACCTGAATACCGGGCACAGCCTGACCACCGGGTAGCCGTGCGAGTTCACGATCCAATGCGGCCACATCCTGAGCGCGGCCAGCCTTTGCAGCCGATTCGCGTTCACGCAAAAGGATTGCACGCTGATCGCTTGCCGCTGCCGCAGAAGAACCACCAGCGTAGCCACTGCCCTGATAGTTGCCGCCAGGTTTCGGTCGTGCACTTTCAACCACTGCGCGGCGCGTGGTCATGGTCGTGCGTCCGTCAGGGGTGGTAATCGGCATCGGGTCGAAATTGGCCTTCGTGCCTTCGTCAACGCCACGGAATGCGCCGTAGGTTTCGACTGCACCACGAGGGGCAACCACCATCGGGGAGCCGTCAGGACCAATGACAACCTGTGTTGCCTTGCCATCGTTTGACACACTCATCTGCGGTATGTAGCCCGGCTTCACGCTGTTCTTATCGAACGCAAAGCCACCAGACACCTGCATGTCAGGCGTGCCACGCTTGAACATCCATTCGGGCAGGTTCTTGCCGCCGTTCAGCAGAATATCTGCTTGCAATGCTTGCGCCGGAATTCCTCCCAGCGCTTGGGGTGCTGAGTCCATGCGTGCCGCATTGGTTTTGGTCGGACTAACATCACCAGATTGAGCGCCAGCAGCCAGCGCAGCACCACCGGGATTGAACAGGTTTTGCAAGAACTGATCGCGCTTTTCAGACTCGCCTTGCTTGCGCTTGAGGTCATCAAGTTGCGCCTGTTTGAACTGCTGCTGGAAAGCGTTGTCGGCTTGCTGTTGCTCGCGGTCAATCGCACCGGAGTACCCAGCCAAACCCGCCATACCAGCACGCCCGATGCTGTTCAACGGTGCGCCACGTTGCGCCGTAGCCAGCCCACCGAAAGCAGCGGACAGAAGCCCTTGTCCTTCGGGTGTTTTGGCAAATTGCGTGAACTGATCGAGTAAGCCCATCACACACCCCCACGGCGTTGTTGCCGCTTTTGTTGCAGCGCTTGCAGTTGCTGATTGTTGGCAGAGAGCAAACCAGACGCATCGAACGAACCACCTTGCAGCGGAGCGCCTTGGATCGGTTGTTGCTGCGGCATCAGGCTTTGTGCCGTCTGAATGCCGGTCATTGCAGCGTTAGCCACCGGGGCCGCATCTTTTAGCGTGGACAGCAGGCCACCGCCGCCCATACCAGCCTCTTGAGCCGCAAGCATGGCCGTCTGTTGAGAGCCTGGAAGGGTGCCGAGCGCAGCAGCCGTTCCAGCGTTTGCGCCACCACTGAGCAAGCCACCCATGCCACCAGTCAACGCACCGCCCGCAGCGCCCAATAGAGCGCCTTTGAGCGGCTTTTTGCTGGTGATAGCACCTAGGCCAGCACCGATAAGAATCGGGAGCATTGGGATCATTTTCCGCCTCCTTGTTGTGTGGTTTGGCTACCCATCTGACCCGACAGCGTGCCGCTAAGTGCGCTCAACTGCTGGAGCGGGTAGTTCTGCTGATTGAGGAACTGCTGATAGCCGAAGTCAGCCTGATCCTGCGCGTTGTTCTGTGCAGTGTTGCCAGCGTTCAGCAGTTGCTGCGCGTCCTGGTATCCCTGGTTGCCGTAGCTCTGAGCCATCCCGAGCGCCTGCATCTGGTTTGCTCGGTCGGTGTTGTAGGCGTTGCCGTACATCTGCGAGGCCACATCCCCGAGGGCCTGCCCGGTCTGTTGTTGCAGGCCAGCGTTGCCGAACGAACCGGAGTTCGCATAAGCGCCGTTCATGTTGGACATAACCGAGTCCTGCGCCTTCTTGACCATCGAATCAAGGTAGGGGTTTGTTTGCCCACCTTGCAGCATTCCAGTCAGCGTCTGATTGGCCTGATCCATGATTGGAGAGCCATTCGCCGCCCGGTCCTGCACCATTTGCAGGGCTTGGTTTTGCGTGTCGTTCAGGCCGACAACACCCGTGCCGGTGAACTGCTGGTAAGGCGTGTTGCCTACCTGCGTAGCGATCTTGGACAGGGATTGAGCCGCTGGCTTGAGTTCATCAGGGATCAGTGGAGTAGTGGTTGACGAACCACCACCCCCGCCACCGCCGTAGACTCGCCCGAAAGGCTTTGCATGGGTGGCGCTTTCGCCGTAGGTTTCGCCAGCGGCGTAGAGTTGTCGTTTGCTAATCACATTGCACCTCAAGGACGGAGTAGATCGGTTCCCATCCGCACTTCATGGCGTACAGGCGGGCTTGTGCTGGCTTTGCAGCGCATCGGACGCGGGAGCATCCAAGCTGTGAAGCCATCTCTTTGATAGGTTGAAAGAACCGCTCAAAGCCGCCGTTGTGGGCGACCAGATCGGTTATGAAAAGAACGCGCATGTTGGGCAGTTGGTCGATACGGATGACGGACCATCCGACCGTTTTCCCTTCTACATCCATGCGCAACAAGGTGCGTTCACCGCGACTCAAAAGCATCTTGAGCTGATCGCCGGTGATTTCCCCTCCGCTGGCGTCGCAGGCTTCTGAAAGACAGTGCGCCCCGTCCTTCCATGCCTTGTCGATAAAGTTCTGATTGATCGGTACTAGCTGCATCAAGCACCAGTCAGAAAGCGGCACTGAACAAAGCCGGTGTCGGTGTGAAGCCAACCGAACACGACAAACTTACTGCCAGCCGTGCCCAGCTCAGTCGGGGCGCTGTTTCGCACGAAGTCGCCCTGTACGTAGTCGCCCGATGTGGGCGCGCTTGGAAGGGCGTTGTAATGGCCTGCAATGCGGCCTTCTGAAATTGCGTTGACCTGCACAGCGTGTTCGCGCATCTCGCGCATGACTGTTTGGTCAGCGTTCAGGCGTGGCGGGTTGTTGAGCTTCATTTGATCGGCTGGCCGTTGCGCTCAAGGATGTTCAGCAGCCACTCATTGCCGGGGAAGACGACAAAGTTAGAAGTGCCACCACCTGCGCCGCGTGAGCCGCCGTCTAGGTAGCGAATGCCGGGGATGCCGAGTCTTTGAAGGTTCTTTGCTGCTGCTTCAGGGGTGTCAAAAAGTGCGCCTCTCTGCTCAACAATTGGTGAAAACGGGTTTCCAGACTCCCTAACTGCCGCTTTCCACGCTTGCTCTCCAGTCGCATCCATGCGAGCCACTTTAGATAAAACGCTCTGCACTTCCGGCGCTTGCTGACTCAGCGGCTTATCCCAATCCAGCATCTTGGCAATGGCGTCGTCTGGTAGGTCTACTTTGTAGAGGTGCCCGCCCGCTCCGGCCTCAGATTCCGCAATTGCTCTCTCCAAGTTTTTCCGCATGACCCCCGTAGAACTTGGCAGCATTTCTTTCATGCGAATCAGGTTCTCGGCAACATCCGATTCAAGTACGGGAGGCGCGTAACTTTGCGCAACCTTGCCAGACTCAGCCAAATACAGACCATGCCCGTAAGCCTGCGCACCTTCACCCGTTCCGATCTTTGAAGAATCGAACTTGCTGAACTTGTGCGGGGAGCCGTGCCACACAACCATGCCCATCGGGTTGTAAGCGTCTGCCAGCTTCCCGGCCAATTGCTGCGATGCCGGGCCGAAGCCACTCCCGCCGCCTTTGATGCTGTTCACGCTCTCTTGCGTGGCTTTGCTGTGCAGTTGGTTGAATGAACGGGCGTTGTCGTTCAACAGTCCGACATGCTGCTGCAACGTTCCGACAGGATCAGAAAGAAGCCCTCCGACCTTGCGTTTCAGTGCGTCGCTGGCCGAATAGACCGCAGGAAGAACACCGCTTAGAAGGCCCATTACCGTTCTCCATCCTTCACGTACTTCGCGCCAATCTGCGTGACCTGCACACCACCTGTAAACGTCAGGCGGGCTTTGTGCCAGCGTGCGGATTTCAGCGTGTCAAACTTGCCGTCATTCATGGTCCCGCTGGGGCCGTCCATGTAGTCATCACCCGAGTTCATGCGGAAGCGTGTTTGAACGACCGCAGTGGTCGGAGACTTGGCATAGCGCACGCGGATTTGCTGGAGCAGGCTTACAGCATCGTCGTCCCCTGCTTCGCCCGTTTCCATGACGGAGCCCGTAGAGACGCCGGTCAGGCTTTGCAACTGGTGCGATGTATCGAAGACCGCCAGCGAGCGACCCCCAGCGAGCCAATACTGAGAGTCAAAACCCACAGACGGGAGGCCGTCAATCGTTGCGCTGTAGGCCGTCAAGCCGTCAATGGTTGCGCCGGGTGACACGTACTCAAGAGCCGCCTCAATCGCACGATCAGCCCTTCCCCATCGCTTCGATTGGATGTGATAGACCAGTGCGCTATCGACAACCTCAGAAGTCCTGGAGGGATAGAACACATACACAAGGTTGTTCAGCTTGTCGAATGTGCAGATCGTCTTGTAGAGGGCCTGCGGGTTCGCGTTCTCGCGGAACCAGAAACGCACAGCACCATCTCCAATAGGGGTCGGGCTGGTGCCGTCAAACAGCCAAAAATTGTCTTCACCCACAAAGAAGTGAATCCCGTTCACATCGCACAAGGCATCTTTGCCGACACAGCCAGCGTTACCGCCTTGGACTTGCACCCAATCCCACACTACCGGAGCGCCCACGTACTGCCCGAGGTACATTGAACGATTCTTGTAAGCGACAGCGTATTCGCCCAGCTTCTCGCCTGCGGTGATCGGGCCAGCCGTTGCCACCAATCGGCCCGAGTTCGCTTGCGTGGTGTTGCTCGGCGTCCAGGTGGTGTCGTCGTAGACGCCGCAGCAGTGCCAGCCGTCAGGCTTGTCTGTGCCGTCATTCGTGTTCAGTGCCATGACGAACGACCCGACCGAGAAAACAATCTCTGCAATCGGAGCCGTTGCGATGCTTGTAAAGCCTGTGCCGGTTGACCGCTGGATAGTGTCAGCGCCGTTCGCGGCTAGAGTGGCGTCCCCGAACTGAGCGAAAGACCACCGGCCTTCCGTCCCGCCGATATAGCCGCCCGCCTTGCTGCGATCCGTCCACACGCCCGACAGAAGCTCATAAAGAGCATCAGTTGTGCCCGCAATGATGCGCCTGGTGTTGTCCAGCTTGGAGACAACCGCAGCGCCAGCGCAAGGGTCGGCAAGGGCCGGAACGCCAACCGGAGTAATCGTAGAGGGTGCGCCATGCATACCGTTTAGGTACGGGACGAGGTTTGCACAGTCGCTCAGAATGCCGGGAGTTGTTTGCTCTGCATCTGGCGCGAAACCGAGGATTGGGATCATCGTGCACGGGCCACAAGCGGGCCGGTCAATCGTTGTTCATTGCCTTTGAGGCCATCCAAGGCTTCATTGAACTTCGCCAGATACACGGACGGATCGGCCTTTGTGTAGATCGTTGCGTTCAGCAATGCACCCCACAAATACACGCTAGGCGCTTTCGTGGATAGCCAATTGGTCGTGGCCGTTGCGGTCAGCGCCGGGATGGCCTGATACAGCACACCCTGAATCGAGCCGCCGCCATTTAGATAAAGGTCGTCACCCTGATGCGCGTACATCGTTGGCAATCCTTCTGTGCCTGATGCAAGCACAGATTCAAAGCTCTGAGGGGTCAGCGGATTGCTTTCAAAACCCGGAATCCACAGCGTTTTCACATCCACCACATTATCGGCCAATGTGATCCGGTTGTCAGTAATCGGGGTTGCAGGAAGCGCAATTTCCATTGCACGCACCCGCAGATCACGATTCAGTTGCTCTTCGGTCAACTCGATGAACGTGGGAATCACGCCCACCAAGTCAGACCGGTGCAACCAATCGGAGACCTTGCTAACCAGTTCGGAATAGTTCATCGCAGAAATTTGCTAAAGGTCACAAGGTCGTGGTTCTTTCTCAGCCATGCCTTGACGCGGGTCATATCAATTCCGCCGTCTTGTCTCATCATCGTGGCGAGTTCAGCCATTGGAATGACACCGATGTGGCGCATTTCGCCCCATTTCTGGCCTTCCGTTTCGGCTCGAACATCTGCCGCAGCATCGCGGAACGATTGGCCGTCATACTGTTTTTCTATGACCACTCGGTCAGCGTCTTGAATGTCGTGGTAAACCGTCGTGATCCCGGTTTGCGCGTCGTATTCTTTGAAAGTGGGCATAAAAAAACCCGCCCAGGTTTCCCCGGACGGGCCTTTAGAGTTCGCCTGATTAGGCGCTCAAGTTAGCGATTTTGCCCTGAGCCGTTTCCGAGGTCACCACCAAGCAGGCTTCAACGGACACCAGCTCTTTCTCGGTGTGGCCGGTCTTTGCCAGAGCTTCGGACTTGAAGCCACCCAAGAAGGCGAGGCCCATGTAATCCGGGTTCAGGATGAACGCGGTGTTGGCGTTAGCCGTGGCTTGCACGTAGTTCGGGACGACGGTCAGTTCGCCGAAGTCCGACACGTACACATCAGCGCCGCCGACAATCACACCCTGCTTACCCTTGCCCACGTTGAAGCGGTTTGCAGCAATGCCGGCGAAGGCGCTGAAACCAGTCTTGTGGCTGGGGGTCATGGAGATGATCGAAGGCATTTCGCCGCTGTTGGTGTAAATCGACTGCATCACAGATTTGATCTGCGATTCAGCGAATGCACGGTTGGTGCCAGCGGTTTGCGCCGTGGTGGCAAGGCCCGAGGTGTGGGCCGGGGTAGCACCTGCGCCGCCGTGGGAAGTGTTGGTGTAGAGCAGAGCGCCCAGGCCCGCAGACTTGCGAGCGGTCGTGCTGTTGCCCTGCACTGCCACGTTGTCAGACAGCACCATGGCTTCCATGTCGCGCTTGAGTTCCACCATCGCCTTGGCGACTTGGTACTTCATTTCAGAAGACCGGCCAGCGGATTTGGTTTTCTCTTGCGTGGTGGAGACCACTGCAACTTTGTCGAAAAGCTGCACGGTGTTGGCAACGCGAGCGGTTGCGGTCAGCGGAGTGCCGGTGCGGTCGTCGCCTTCAATGACAGCGTTGTCCTTGTTAGGAGCGGCCAGCGAATCGCGCTGCCATTCGTGCAGGCGCTGGGTAGCGGTGAATCGCTTGGACGCCGAGACAATAGGGGTCTTTTCCGGCGAAACCATGTAGATCTTGTCTTGCAGGTCTTCACGGTTGCCGCGAGCGTCGTAGCTGTCAAAAGTTTCAGAAGGTTGTGCCATTTCGTTTACCTCAAAGGAGTTGTGCCAGTGCGTCTACGCTTCCTGTTTTGCGCAGACGGTCAACGGCAGATTGATTGATTCGTGGTTTCGATTGCGCGGCCTGCGGTTTGACAACTCGCGGAGCCTCTGCAACCTTTTGCATTGCTTTGGGCTTTGCGGCCTGCAATGCGCGCCACTGCATCGCGTCGTGCAAGACATGCACATAACGCGGGTCAATGACTTGATTCAATTCGTCGTCGCTGAGTCCGTAGGAACGGGCAGCGGTTTTGATCTTCTCGGCAGTCTCTGCATTGAAGTTCGGCAGGCGTTCTTTCAGTCCCTGCTGTGCTTCGGCAAGCATTTGCTGGCGCTGTTGTTGCGTCAGTTGCTCGGCCTGAGCGCGGGCTTGATTGAACTCCGAATACTTCTCAGCGGCCTGCTGTTGAAGTTGCTGATACGCAAGGTTCAGCTTCGTAGCCTGTACCGGGTCGGTGTCGGCCAAACTCTGCCAATCAATCGCCTTGAATTGGGATAGCTTGTCCTGAATCGCCCGCATCTCCACAGCTTTTTCAAACTGTTGAGACATGACAGCTTCACGCTGTTCGAGCAGTTGCGCTTTCTGCTCGATAGCCTTGCGCTGTTCGGCTACGTCTTGGGTCTTCTTCGTATAGTCGGAATGTCGGAGCAGCGCGTCTTTCAGTTCTTTGGGAACCTTGTACGCCTTGCCTTCAAACTCGACCTCTTCGCCGTCGTCGCCTTCTTCCGGCTTTGTTTCTGGTGCATCAGAGTCGTCGCTATCCGCGATTTCTTCCGCGCCTTGTTCCTCGCCAGATTCGTCGGTAATCTGATCTTCCTCACGCTCGATCAGATCGGCAACGTCTTGGAGAGACACTCCATCTTGGTTGGTGTCCATTCACGTCCTCAAACAAAAAAGCCCCCAAAGTGGAGGCGTGAAAAAACCCGCACTAGGCGGGTTCGGTGGTTCCCTTTCGGGAATCTATCAGGCCAACTTGAAGCGTTGAGCCAGTGTCTTTTTCTCTTCAAACCGCTTGAGCTGCTCACTCGCCAGCTTTCCGGTTTCGATGTAGCCCATCAGCACGTTCTCGAACTTCTGTGCCGTCTTCATCAGTTGCCAAAGGGCTTCCTTGCCCTCATGGTCACGCGCTGGACATTCCATCCACTGCCTGGTCACATCGTCCTTGATCGCTTGCAGAGCCTCTTTCAGAAGCTCGTTCTCAAGCAGCGATTCGGAGATTTGACCACGTGCACGTTGTTCGGGAAGTTCCATCAAGCACCCATCAAAAGAATGATCGTTTCGTCTTCATCCAACTCTATGAGTCGGATGCGCTCTATCTCTTGCGCTGCGATCTGCTGCGCTTGCAACTCAGCTTGCCGGTCCTGTTCCTGCTGAATCAGTCGCTCAAGGATCGCCCGGTACAACTCGACCGGATCAAACCCTGGCATCTGCTGCAACTGCGGGGCGATGGCTTGCAGAATCTCAGCCTTTGCAGGCTTTGAAGCGACAGGATGCACCACTCGCCCAGCCTTGACCTGTTTGACCGCTACACGCTCGATCTGACGCGCCACAGCGGCGATCTTTTGCGCCGCTTCTTTCTCGTCCAGTGCTTTTGGCTTGCGCTGCCACCAAGCATTTGGGTCAAACAGTATTTGGTCTTTTGTCACTTAGCTACTCTACAAAATCGTCAAACGTATCTTCTATTGCAGATTTCACCATCGCCAGTCCAAGCCGATCCATGACGATTTGCGCGTCTTGCTCGGTCACGTCGGCCACATCGAACAGGGCCCGCACCTGCTCGGCCGTGGTTTGCATGCCGTTGGCGGTGGCGAGTTGAGCGACCAGCGCGGCGTTGCCAGGAGTCGTACTCGGCTGGCCCGCCTCATCAAACGTTGTCAGCGGCAGCAGGGCGGCGAAGTCCTCGCTGATGAGCCCAGCGCTGATCCAGTGCGTGGCTGGCTCTGCGCCCGAGGGCGAGAGTGGCGTGGTCCACATGCCCGCACCAGCAGGGCCAGCCACAGCGGCGCACATCTCGCGCGCGAACTGCACATGAGCGTCGGTGACGATCAGGCAGCGATAAGTCCAGATCGTGTCCATCAGTACGCCCCCGTTCGCTGGTTAACCCATGCCTCGGCGCTTGCGATCTGCTGCGCCGTGCTTTGTGCGCCACGGACGATCAGGCTGTAGAGGTGGCCGTTGAATGGGTTTGATATGCCGCCACGGCGTCCGATATAAAGAGGCGCGTTTGGCAAATTCCCTGACATTGAAGTCCCGGTAAAAGAGCCGCTTTGCCTTGCTGGTACAAGAGCATTGGCTCGGAGGGACGCTGATGCAATGCTTTTTAATGCAATGTCAACAGACAAACTCAAAACCGAAGTGGTAGGTGCTGTAAATGCATTGGTTGTTAAATAGCTGGCGTAGTTACTAACGTTTTGATCCGATGACCCATGCACCGAGGCTTCGTAATTGCTGAAAGGCAAAGACGCCCCCGATATTTCTGATTGTGTCGATGAGCGCAGCGAAACAAATTTATTTATCTCCACATTACCATCGTTAATTTCTGCAACGAACCCGCGAGCAGCATCACTGAGCTTTCTCACCCCAGCAAACACCGTGACCTTATCGGTGCCGGTGAAATCGATAGACGGCGTGACAAGGAAGTCATCCACGCCGTCAAACAGCAGGTAATACCGCCCGCTGGCGTCTTGCTGAAGTACCGGCCTGCTGGTGGTAGTGGTCTGGGTGGCGTGATTGCCCCGCCCCGACTTGTCCAAGATGCGCCCAACAGGCTGGCCGACAGCAGTCACAGGCGTCGTGCCTGCCGCGTCTTGGAACATCGTGCTCATGTCGCTAGGGTCGTACCAGACGCCATTTTCGCCAGCGGAGAACAGAGAGGCGGGCGTCCACAATCCCGCCTGCATTTTCTTTTCTTCTATAGATTGACGAATTGCAGACCTGATAGCCTGACTGATTGCACTATGCATTACTGATCCGCCCGAACCACTGCGGCAGTTGCACCAATCTGCACAAACTGATAGCGAGCACCAGCAACCGGGTTTGAAACGATTGGAGCGTCATTGCCGGTAATTACGCCAACATGAACCCAGCCAGCACCGCTTGCGTTTTCGCGCTGTAAAGCTGCAACACCTTGCGTACATTGCACGATGAAATCGCCAGCGGCTGGAATAAAAGGGGTTCCTAGTTCGGTGGTCAGTGCGGCCATTTAATTCACCTCTGGATTATTGATTCACAGGGGCAACGCCAATGGCTCGCCCGTTTTCATCACGAATGACTTGTTTTGTAGAGTTCATGGACTGCGCAACCATTTGCATGGTTTGCAGCACTGCGGCCATGAGTTGGTCTTTTTCATCCGGCCCGTCTTCAACGTCATCCGGTGTTTCAGCAGGCAACGCAAGATCGCGCTTGAGCATTTCCATCTGCATTTGGTGCTGACGGTCGCGCTCTTTCTGCTCTGCGTCGAATTGAAGCTGCATAGCAGTCTTCTCGCGCTCCCAAGACATTTGCGCTTGCGTCTTTTGCACGTCAAGCTGCATCTGAGCTTGCGTCTTCTGCTGATCGTTTTGCAGCTTGGCTTGCTCTGCCATCGCCTTCGGGTCGGGCTTAGGCTGTTGCGGTTGTGCGGTGTCTGGATCGGTCCAAAACTCTGCCGGGTTCTTGAAGCCTGCGTTCTCAGCTAGTCGCGCTTGCAGGTTGTAGAGGTTCTTCGGCGTGACCAGCACACCGCCTAAACCACCCTGCATCGCCATCGCTTGAGCCTGGGCAATTTGCAGCATGAACTGCGATTGCTGCTGTACGTCGCCAGTACCAATGCCAACATTAATGGTCATGTCGTACTGATCGCGCCAATCCTGCGGGTCGATCTTCACGAACTTGCCGTTGAGGCGGTAGCTCATGGCTTCCATGCCGTAATCCATGAGCGTCTTATAGATGCCCTTGAACATCGGAGCGACCAGAGCCTCAGCCACGATACGCGCCATCAGCTTCATGCGCTTTTGGCTGGCGTTCATAATCATCTGCACACCCGTCGCCGTCTTGTTCAGGCTATTGGCGTCAAGACCTTGGCTGTAGCGCGTCCAGCCGGTTCGGTTCTCTTTGGCCTGGTTGAGCAGTTCAACCATCGGCATCGCTTCAATGCCTTGCCAGCGCTCTTGATACGGTCGCACAGCACCCGCAACCTTCTCACGGATGATGCCGCCAGGACGACGATTCAGAAGGTCGTCAATGTTCGCAAGCGGGTTGCCCTGCGAATCCGTCTGAACCACCGTCTCTTGCGTGTTGGCAAGGCTCAGGTTATCCAGTTGTGCACGAACAATCTCGGTATTGATCCGCTGGAACTCTTCGACCAGATCAGCAAGCGAAAGGCCGTCGAATCGGTGCGTCAGAAGGTAAGGCGTCCACGCGCTGATCGGCACATGGCTGCATTCCTTGTTCTCTAGGATCAGATCGCCGAGGCGAATGATGCGCCGACGCTCTGCAATGCCGTCGCCGTCGAAGTCCACAAGGACATACTCTTCACGCAGCCAGCCACGCACCATGGATTCGTCAAGATCACTGGAATCATCGCCATAGTCCACACGCCGACCGCGGTACGTATCACGAATGTCGTCCTCTGCGGTATTGATCTCGTTGCGAGCGGCCTTAACGTCATCAACAGAGACTTTGAAGCCCATCTGACGAATGTCTGACAGGCTCTTTTCGGCTACGTGGGCCACATACTGGCAATCGTCCAGCAGCAGGGAGTTATGACGGCGCGAGACGTGCAGTTCTTCCGGTGGAATCGCGCAGACAGCGACCCGGCCTTTTTCCTCGATGGTCTTGATCTTGACCGTGAAGCGCCGCGGAGCGATGAAGCCAGCGGCCTCGGCATCCATTACCTGCGATTCTTCGGCCTCGACCTCTTCCTGCTCGACAACCTCCGCTTTAGGGTTGCTCGTCAGGAACACCGCGAGCTGCATTTCATCGACATTGCGGTAAGTGGTGAAGATCGGAGTGCGCTTCTTCTCCCAATACCATTTAATGCCGCCCGTCTTCATCATCAGGCCATCTTTGATAGCCGTGTATAGGATGAAAAAGCCGTTGTTCTGCTTGTAGAACACGTAATTGCAGGCGTTCGTTACCTGCTCTGCGCTCTCCACATCTTCCGGCCCGACAGGCTCAAACACCACAGCCTTATCGCTTGCGGTGAAGACCTCAATCAGGTCAGGCAACACACCTTCAACAGCGTCGAAAACATCAGAAGCGACCACGCTAGAGCGGCCTTCTTCTTCATTCCCGTAAGGCTCACGCATATAAGCCTTAACCGCACGCACGCGATCCGCTGCAACATCCGTGTCTTGATAGTGGAAAGCCTCGCGGGCTTCCTCTTCAAGCACCCTCAGCAGGTCGTCGGTTGTCATGCGAGCCATTTATGCGATCCGTTTGTTTCTGTAGACGATAGGTTGCGGTCCTGTCGCGCAGGGGAGTTCGTAGGCCACACACATCAAGCCGAATGCATCAGCGCTGTGCGAAGCCCAATCGTGTTCAGGGCCTAGATCGACGTTGCGCTGTTCGTCACGTTTTGCGTGATACCAGCCCAGCGCATCAATCCCGGCCTGTGTTGTCTCTTGGTTGAACCACATCGCAGGGAACAGACGCCGCGCTGATTCAACGCGCAGCATTGCCGCACCTTTGCCCTGGTTCTGAACAACTGTCACAACGTAGCCAGCAGCCTCGAAAGCACTGCGATAGCTAACGTCGTGCACCTTGTCTTGTGTGTCGCCATCGTGCGGCAACCAGATTTGTGCGCGATCGGGCGTGTAGCCCTGACCACGCAGCCAGTTCAAGTGAGCGGCTATCGGCTGGCCCTGCACTTCGTAGTGGTTGACCACACGAATCTCACGCCCGATGAACTGAGCGCACCAGAAAACGAAGTTGTCAGCCTTAGCCCCTGTCCCTCCAATGTCGGCGTACAGCCGGATGGTCATCAGCGGATCAGGAGCAACGCGACCGATCCTGTTCTCTGCTTTCGCCTGCGTGATCGACTGGGCGAAGTACGCGCCTACCAGCGTGGTTGCGTATTCGCCTTCCCACACATGGCCGTACTGGTCAGGGCGCTCGCTTATGTCGCGCTGCCTTTCCCGTTCCAGCTTCGCCGGGAACTTCGGGTTGTCTCGCCAGTTGAGTTCTACAACCTTAATCAGCGGGTCGTTAGCAGCACGAAAGCGAGCTTCAACAGAAGCAACCTTGCGCTTAGGGTTCCAAGTCACCCACAACTCAGCGTTCCATCCCTCTCCCTCTTCCCGAAGCGTAGGGATCAGCGTCAACCATGCTTCATCGGTGACAGGCTCAGCCTCGTCAACCCAGCACAGCAAGATGCGCCCTTTTGACTTGATCGAAGCAATGTTGCGATCCAAGCCAGCAAAGGTGAAATTGATGCGCCCATCCTTGCTGCGGATGTACTTATCACCAATCTCGTAGTAGGCAGCGAGAAACGGCTCTTCCTCAATAGCCCGCTTGCATTCCTCTAGGGAGGAGTCTTCTAGCGAGTTCATGAACTGGCGAGCGCAAAGGATGATCCCAGACTCACCCGCCATGCCGTGGATATAGCCACGAACAGCGGCCATCTTGGCGAAACTGCGGGTCTTTCCTGACCCACGCCCACCATAGGCCCCTCTTACGTCTGCCTTGCCTGCAAAGACAGGAATCAGCTTAGGAGGAAGCGCGATCTGTACGGCGCTCATTCACCCAGCGGAACAAGCTCAATGCGGGCGACGGTCTGGATTGCCCCGCCGTCTTCACCTGTCACCTGAACAGGCAGAACCTTGCCAATCAGAGAGAGAAACGCGCTAGCCGTCCGAGGATCGCGGGCACGCTCAACCAAGTAATCCACACCGCCAGCCTCATCCAAGGCCTCAGCGATCATTGTGCGGATCAGGCGGTTATTGCCGTCCAGAGAGCCTTTAGGGCGCCCCTGACCCGGCCTTTTCTCGCCTTTCTTAAAAGCGGTTGAGTTAGCCATTACTAACCACGCTCAGTCGCTTGTGACCAAGCCAAGCCCAATAGTGCTCGTCTTGCCGGTATCCGTTACAGGCATGAAGCGGAACACCATGCTCATTGAATCCCGGCTTGTTTGCATTGGCTGCGATGGAGCGAATCCATGCAATGCTCTCTTGGTATGTCATGTGCGAGTTCTTCCGATTATTCGCTTGATTGATTGATCCGCGCCCGCCGTCCCGACACGAGGAAGGAGACACCCCGCCGACTGTCATACGTCACGGAATGCAGCCCTTGCGGAGTTAGCTGCTTGCCGGATGCGGAAAAGAAAAAGCCCGCTAGGATGTTACACCTGCGGGCTTTTGGTGTTGGCTGACATGGCTGGCATCGAACCAACGACCACCCGGTTAACAGCCGGGCGCTCTACCAACTGAGCTACATGCCAATATCTGCGGCCGGGAACCCCCAACCCTTACAGATAGTTGATTGGCTACTGCTCTTGAACGCTATTCCTAGCGCCACCCCCGAGCGATCAAAGGCCTACGGGATGCGACCACGCATTGCTGCGAATTCACCAATCTAGTCTGACGGCCAGTCGTTGGGATGCTCACCAAAAAGATGGGCCTATGACCGTCAGGCTGCATTAGTGACAATCCAGCCTCCAAGCTGGATCATCGCTTTGCGTATTCGCCATGCGTGACGCGATTATCACAGATTTGGCGAAGTGGTCAAGCGTTTGCTTTGCAGGAACTGAGCGAACCGCTTTAGCTCGCCCTTGTCGTCTGGATGCACCCACACTTCCAGGCGCTCAAACCCGGCTTCTTTCATCCGGGCTTTGTGCTCTTTCTGGCGTTGGGTGCTGGTTTTGGAGGTCATGTTGTTCTTATTGCTCTAATACAGCGGAATGGACACTAATATTTTTAGCGACTGGTTCTCGCTTAAAAACTACGCTGCATCCGTCTTTGCGGCTCAGTTCTCCACCATCTAGCCTACCAGTCACAGGGTATGGCATACATCTATGCAAAAGTCCGTCGCACTCTTGTCGCCAGTCGCATGCCCTGCAAATGTTGCCTCCGTCTGATGGTTTTGCATCGGACTTAAGCACTGCATAGTATCCTTCCGGCGCTTCGCCAGAGTCCAGGCGAGGTGTCAAGGATTCCTTGACAGGTGAAATCATGCAGCCATCTCCCTACCGGCCTTAATCGCGTCTTCAATTTCTTCGTTTAGCAGTTGCTCCAGATACTGTGGCTGACTGCGGTACATAGCCATGATTCCCTCCACTGCAAACTGTGCAGCCACTTCCGGGTGACTGTTTCCAGCGGAGCGATAGTTTGCGGCCTTAATATCAAACAGAGTTTTGAGTTGCTGGGCTGTTGTCATTTCTTCTCTCCGGTGTGTGTTGCGATGGATTAAGTATATCCACGTTCCCGGTAACACGCACTACCGTTCGTCGGATCACACCCCGCGATTTATCAGCATCTGAATGCCGTCGCGCACTGTGTCAAACAACCCCCGCTCCGTCACACCTAGCGCCTTCTGCATCTTGAACGGCGCGACCGGGAACACGTAATGCCACCGGATCGCCTCCCGGTGCTTTGCTGGCAGCTTTGCAATCTCTTTCTCCAGCTTCTGAGCGTCCAGAATGTCGCAAGTCTCCCGCACTTCGGGTGCGTGCCACTGCCAAGCGTTAGAACGACACGCGCGAAACATCGGACTCACCCAGCTAGGCGCACGGGGCTTGACCCACCGTGACCAGTTGTGCAGGCGCTTATCCATGTCCTTGTGATGCTCTTCGACGTGGTGGAAATCGACGGTCTTGGTTTTCATCAGCACGCTACGGCCTTTCTTTCAGGTTTCGGGCAGTTCTGCGGGGTTTCGATCAGGTCATAGACGGCTACATCACGCCCATCAATCACGGTCCATCTGTCTATGTAGGCGTCACCCATCATGCGCAGGGCATAGATCACCTTGTTTGTGTCCATCCACATGACTAGGCCCAACTGGCGGGCGGTAAGCCCTCCGTTTAGCTTGAGCAGGCGGCGGGCCTCTCTAATGGTTTCGTAGTTGGTCATCGTGCCCCCAATCCAGAAAAAGGGTTGCCAGCGGCCACAAACTTACGGGCGTACCCGGTGCGAATGGCCCTGACGTAAGACTCTGAGCAACCGAACTCAGCAGCCACAGCAGGCGATGAGCGCTCATCCATCTTGATCTGCAATACCTGCTCATCGGTCAACTTTCCAGCAGCAGCCAATCGCGCCCTGGAGTTCTTGAGCCTTGATTGGTAGCGGTTTAGCTTCCCCTCTTTTGTAGAGCGATTAACCACCCAGCCTTTCCCAACTTGCTTTACTTTCTTTTTGCTGATGCATCGCTCGTTTTCGCAGGTGGTCACTACAACATTGCCTTTTTTGATTGGGCCAATCGCCAGCTCATGAACCACGCGGCGCACCTTGTAAGCCTTTCCGTTGATCTTGATCGGGTAATTCCGATGGCGCCCATGGTCCAAGCCTTCAACGCAACCCGGCCAGTGTGTTTTTTCCCCGCACTCTTCGCAGATATGGCAGCGCTGGAAGATGTAATTCAGGATGTACGGGCCGGAAAGCTCAACAGGTGGTCCGCATTCAATCTTCTTTCTCGCCATTACGCCTCCTTGTGTTTGCAATCAACGCATTTCAGGTCTGTCTGACCTAGTTCCGTCTTTGTGTACTGGCATTCGCTTGTCATAACATGCGGAACCTTGACGATGTTTGGTAGCCTGCTGGAGGCCTCTGGTTTGCTCATCGGGTGGTAACCGTCTTGTGCGTGGTGATACGGGTGGAATGGCTCTCTGTTATGGCATCCGTAGCTCATTTCAACTTCCTTGCTTCTGCCCTGTAGTAGCGGGCGATTTCTTCCAATGCTTCTTTTGTGTACTTCCTGACCGTCTGGTCTGATTCGATCTGTTCAACTCTTTTTAGCCCTACCCGATCAATCAGTCCTTTCCTGTAATCAACGTGGTTGCCTGACAGGTACTGATTGCATTTCTTGCACTGTCCTGCTGCGTTGTCTTCAACAAACCTCATATGCGGTGCGCTTCCAACACTTCGATAGTGCCCACAATCCGCGCCACCTCCAACCTGAGCGCCAGGAAGATACGCGCCACAACTGATACAAGGTTTTCCAGCGTCCCGCGCTCGGATGAATGCGTTAAACGCCGTCTGAGCCTTTTTCACCAACTGCGGGTATGTCTCCAACGCTTTCAGCTTTTCGCGTGTCCTGGACCTGTCTGCTGCTTCCTGCTTGGCTTGTTTCTTCTCTGCCAGCTTTCTGGCGTGTTCCATTGCGCACTGTATTGAGCAAACTGCCTGCATCGGCCTCTGCTTTACAAACGATTTTTTGCAACATGCGCAAATCTTTTTATTTGCAGCCATCAGATAATCCCGAGTTTTCGCAGCCTTGCATACAGGGTTTGGTACTTGACACCCGTTCGATCCGAATGCTGCGCGACTGTCATTTCAACCCCATCCAACAAAACAACCTTGTTTGACCTCATATTGTTCTGCTGTGTTTTTGAACTCGCCCACCTGCAATTACTTGGCTCGTAGTTGCCGTTGACATCAATTCGATCCAACGACATGCCGATAGGCCTATCTCCCATGTCTTCATAGAAGTTTGCGAAGCTTTTAAGCCACCTGTCACATACTGATATACCTCTTCCGCCATATCGTTCGTAATGGACATGAGATGACCTACCGCACCGCTCAATCATTGCCGCCCAGCTTGTGTATCCAGCGATCTTTTCTCCTATCCCATGATTTCCGCCAGGGTCGCAGGTCTTGCTGTTTCCACGAACCAAATGTGTTCCAAAAACAGGTTTCTCTTTCCCGCAAACACATCGACAAGTCCACCTGTACTTACCTCCTGACTTGTCTGCCACACCCAAAACTGTCCAATCTCCAAAAACCTGTCCAGTCAAATCGATCAACTTCATTTCAAGTCCTTCTGTAGTGGCCGCGCTTTTGTGAATAGATCACCGCATATCGGGCACTTGTGCAGTTTCATCCGGCCTCCAGTTCGTAAAAAGTCACCCCCAATTCAGTAGCTGCGTAGGCTTCAACCTTGGTGCAAAAATCCGAAAACTCAGCCGTGGTCAACGCCGTGCTGCTGCGTCCGACAATCTGACCGTTCGGCAGCTCGTCAAACCCGATGAACTGGCGCTTGAATTGTTCGTGCCAAACTTCAGCGCTGTAGAGCTTTCCATTCACCACCGCTTGTTCTGCGACCTGAGCCAGCACACCGCGCCCCCAATAGCGGCGGTTTTGCGGTTTTGTGCGCTTCCTGCGGGTGATGCTGAGAACCCATCGATTGCCACCTTGCAAAACATGCTTGAGGAACGGGAAAACTTGCGCCTTGATTGCTGCCCATGCTTGGGCTCGGTTGTGCAGTTCAATCGTCAGTGACTCGCTCATCTTCTTCCTTGATTCTCTTCATCAGTTCGCGTATCACATCCCGCGATCCCGGCCAGTACAACCTATCAACAACCTGGGCACGACTCCTTAAGTAATCGTCGCTGCCGCCTGCTGCTCTGTGCCTTGCTAACTCGCGGGCTTCTGCTTTGATTAGCTGGTTGCGGTCAGACATTGATTGCGCTCACCGTCTCGTACCTTGATCGTGTTTCGCACGGAATCAGCCGTCTGATGACATAGCTCTTTGTCTCCAATCACAATCGGGTGGTAATCGGCCAATTTCTTGTCTGCTGCATATGCAGCTCGGTTCTTGCTCAACCAGCTAGAAACCGGCTCAATATGCAGGCAGTTTTGCGACTGGCTCCACAGCAACACGTATTCAGTCATCACTCATTCCCTTTCGCGCAACGCGCACAACGGAGACAGGCGCAGGGCCTTGCCAGTTAGAAAAGCGGGTTTGTTCGCCCAGGTAGGACAGGTCAACAACGCAGCCAGAACGCCCTTGCCGGTTCTTTGCTACGTGCAACTTCGCGTAATGCGCCCACTCAGGGCCAAGGTCTGGCTTGGCTTGAATGGGCCGATGAATGAACATCACCGCATCGGCGTCCTGCTCGATTGCGCCGGAGTCGCGCAGGTCTGACAGGCTGGGCGTTGCGTCTGCTCGCTCTTCAACCTTGCGGTTAACTTGAGCAAGGCAGATCACTGCAATGCCGAGTTCTTTGGCGAGCGACTTCAAACCGCGGCTGATTTCTTCCAGTTGGTAGGCGCGGGGCTGCTTCGGATCGGTCCCGGCCATCAGGCCGATGTAATCCACGATCAGCACCTCAAGGCCGTGCTTTCGTTGCAGGCGGCGTGCTTTCAGTCGGACCTTGTGAATCGTCAGATTCGACTCGTCAGACGCAAACCAACGCAGTTCTTTGGCCTTCTCGCAGCCGTCAATGATTCGGTCCCATTGCAGGCCCTTGGATGGTCGCTTGACAGACGACATGGACACATGCGCCAGCATGGCCGTGATACGGTCATTCAGGTCGGCGTGCGACATTTCCATGCTCAACATGCCAACCTGGCGGCTCTGCGCCATGTTCAAACCGATGGTCATGCCAAAGGCCGTCTTGCCCATGCTGGGCCGTGCGCCGATGACGTATAGGGCTCCAGGGATCAGGCCGCCGTCTAGAGCTTCATCCAGGTCCACAAGGCCAGTAGCCCAGGCGGTGCGCTTGCCTTCTGCGCGCTCTTCCAGCACCTGCGAATGGTTCACCATTCCGTCAGCGGCGGTCACCCACTCATCGCGGCTCTCTTCGGCTTGAAGGCTGGTAAGCAGCGATGTCGCTTGCTCCAGGCGCTCGTCAAAGGCTCTCTCAGTCTCCCCGGCCAGCGTGGCGATCTCGTCGCCTGCGGACATGAGGCGGCGCGACAGCGCGTGACCCCGGACAATCTCAACGTAGCGTCGAAAGCTGCGGCCAGAAAACGGGAACTGAGACAGCTCGTTCAGGTAGGAAAGGTCTACCCGCTCATCGTCGGCCATCGACTCCCACACCGTCACCAGATCGGACTGCTTGCCAGTGGAGATCTGGCGCGACAGCACCTTGAAAATCTTGCGGTGGTCTTCGTAGAAGAAATCCGACTCCGTGAGTCCGTCCGCAATGTCGATCAAGCTGTTCGACACCATCAGGCCACCCAGAAGCGCCTGCTCTGCCTGCATCGAGAACGGCTGCTGGCGGGTCAGCATCGAAGCATCAACCGGGGCGTTCATGCGGCCTCCCGTTCGGCTTCGTGGTAAGCGCCCTCAATGACCTTGGCCATGTTCTCGGGCTTGATGAGCCAATCAAGCGACAACTCGAAAGGCTTGCGGCCCGGCGTCGTGACTTGGCCGGTCAGGAACGGAGAGGTTGAGCAGTACGTGAAAAATCGCTGCCACCATTCAAGGCTTTGGCGCTTCTGGCTTTCGCGCCAACGGTTGCGCAGTGCAGCCGCACGGGCTGGCGTCCATTCCCGAATCTGTCTGCCAGTAGGCAGGGTCTGGTGGTATAGATCGATGATTTGCTGCTGCGGGCAGGAGTCAACAACCGCGGGAGCGGTTTTGACCATATCTATTACTTCTGGTGTTGGTGTTGGTGTTGGTGTTGGTAGCTCAGCATCCGTTGAGCGTTCGTTTAACGAACGTTGAGCGAGCGTTGAGCGGGCCTTGACAGAAGCAGCGGCAGAAGCCTTAGCCTTCGCTTGCTTGTCCTGCATCTTGTTGATTTCGGCTTCACAACGGACGTGAATCCAGCCATCTCCGTCGTTGTTAGTGAAGAACTCGCGCAAAACGGCCTCAACCTCTGCAACGTTTGAACGCATCCGAATCAAGCGGGCAACCTCTGCCGGGTCTTGTGGCAATGCACACTCGCGCAGGTAATACAGGTCAAGCATCCGGCGATATGCGAGGTCTTCCATCGGCTCCAGATGGGCCGTATGGGCTGCGTAATCGCCAAGGTGGAACGGGTAGTAGTTCATCAGCACCCGACCCAACCAGGGCGCAAGCTGCCATTGCTGGAAGCACGCGGGAACAGGCCAGCACGCTTAATCACGCCCTCCTTGGCTGCGCGGCGGAAGATCGGTCCCCAATGGCGCTCGTTCTCAAAGCGCACTTCGTACAGCAAAGCAATCATGTGAATTGCCTCACAAGGAGCCCAAGGGCTTTGCCGACGATGCGGGCGGCTGGCGAACGTGCAGAGAGCGGTGTAGGCGTCAATGTGGACGGGTTGAATGTCGTCAAGGAACATGGTGAATTCCTTCAAATAGGTCTTTGGTGTTTTTTGCCTGTTTGCGTGTTGCGTAGGCTGTTCGCTTGTGGTGCTCTGCGTCGTATGTCAGGTGGCAGCGCTGGCACATCGCTTTCAAGTTGTGCGACTCGCAGTTCTCTGGCGTGTGGTCCAAGTGCGCAACCGTCAGAACCACTCGCGATCCGGTCACTGGGTGCGCTTGCCCGTTCTCTGCGCGGCAATCTGGATATGCTGGAGAGCCTTCGCAGCGATTCCCAGCACGATCTCGGATGGCGTCTGCAATCGACTTCCAATCCTTTGGGTAACGTGCACGGTTTTCTGGCCTGATCGGCACGTCTCACCCATTTGTCGAACGAAAAGCGGTAGGAATCTCGCCCTGATAGCGCGGCCCGATTGAAATGCCGAACGAGCGAGGTGCAGCCAGCTTCTGTGCGCGAGCGGAAAGGCCGCGCATCGGTTGCGCACTCGCTGGGTTGCTGTGACCCGGCGTGGATGTTTTGATGACGTCTCCATCAATTTGCGGATTTGCGGCTTCGGTTTTGTGGTTCACAGTTGGGACTCCATGAATAAAAAGCGCACCACCACCGGCAACCCCTGCTTTAGTCACGAGGAGGGGCGTGTAGCGTTGGAATTGCCAGCCGGACAGAGCGGCCATGCGGTGGGGTGCGGAAAACATTTAGAACAGCTCTCGCAGCTTGCGCAAAAGCCATCTTTCCAGCGACTCCAGGCTGATCGGCACTACTGCGCCGGTCTTCTTGTGAGTAGCGTAGAGCGTGCCGTCTCGCAGTGAGAGCGTTACCGTCGGTGTGTCGATCTGTTCCATGCCGCTATTGTTGCGACGCTTTCGCCTGCTGGCTATTTGGTTTTTTCTATGGCAATCGGCTTGCACTTAGAAACAAGAGATTTTGTGTTTTCGCTTGCAAGTGCTAGGCATGGCGCGTAAAATCACACCCGTTGCCGTGGAAAGCGACAAACGAAGCCGTTTACTCATGCCTCTGCCCCTTACGGGGTTTCCACCGGGGGCAGCAGTAAACGGCTTTTTTGTTGTCTGTACGTCAGCCGGGGCTACCCGTCGAATGATAGTGAGCACACATGCGGTACGTCGGTGGTGTGTGCGACACAAGGCCATATCGTTGGTCAATCCCGTTACACGAGCAAGCCAGAGCGGGAAGCGTGGGTGAATCCTAAAGCGCGGTGGATGGTCTGAGTAACTGTTGTGCGGCCGGCGGCATAGTCCTTCAAGCAAGCAACAGCCAATCGGGTTAGACAGTCTGGGTTAAAGCTGAACGAGACATGGCTCCGTGAAGCTGAAAACGGCCATATCTTTACGGGTAGGGCTTTGCTGTGCCTCAACATTCACCATCAAGCTGAGTATGCGAATCAACCTGCAATGTCCCTACAGCGAGAAAGATAAGGCCAAGGCACTAGGTGCTAGGTGGGACTCAGAAAAGCGCGTCTGGTACATCGTAGATCCAGAAGATCTAAAGCCTTTTGAGAAATGGATCGGGAAGTATGCGCTTGACCACCGTGAAAACTTGCCTAGCAGAAAAAAAGTCGGACGGTCATTTAAAACCCGTGGCAAGCATCCTAGCAAAGCCGGTCCATTCGTCACCATCGGCAAGCACCACCAGGACGTGCCGCATTCGGTGGGACTGCTTCCGTGGGAGGACGAAGACCCGCCAGATCTGATCCGCCTAGTTCGAGACATGTGCTATCAATCCTGAATTTACATAGCAACAATCAATTGGTAAGCAGGAAAAGGCCGGCGTAAAGTACACCCATCGCAGCAAACAAAGTGCGATGACGGCAACCCGGATCGGCGTGTTGTATGTCGGCTCCTTAAAAAGCGTTTCCCGGTGGTTCTCGCAAGCAGACAACCGGCCCGTCCTGGGGGTGAGACAGGACACAGTGAGCGGTAGACCGTTCCGCATCTAGGCAGCTTGGGTGAGCAGCTAGTGGATGTGTAGTGAGCTGGAACCGGCTAACCGGGATATGCCAGCAAGTTGTCGAAAGGCGAGTTACCCGGACAAAGGAAGCGCAGATAGCGCACGGGGTACTTTAGGAGTGGCGACCCTTTAACGCATCAGTCAAGCCTTAGTACACGGACCCGAGTAATCGGCGCTTACCACTGTGCGAGAACAGTGGACAAACCAAAGCGTCTATGTCGGGCGCTTCGTTTTGCTAAGGAGAGAAAGATGGAGGCAGTCGTAACTATCAGCAGGTCAAGCGATGACAAGGTACGCATCAGATTTAGGGATCAAGCCTCAGGCATTGAGTTTGCAGAAGTAGCTCTATCGGCAGAGGCTTTTGGTTACGCGGTAACGGGGCTTAGTGAGCAATCTGGAACTTTGGAAGTCAGAGGATTGCAATGGGTTGGCAAAAAAAGAATTACAGAAAGACGGAAGATTCTTTGTCCGCTGAAAAGCTATGACAAAAAAGTTTTGTCTGAATGGCTTAGTGAGAATGGGAAAGAGGACGGGTGGATTGTTAGTACATATCTTGGATCACAATCATCGATTTCACACACAGAAAATGGAGCGCTGCTGAACTACAGCGTAACAAAATACGTTGATAACTAAGCCAGCAAACAGAGCCTAGCAATAGGCCTGTCAGGCGGTTGCTTTGCACATGACTGAATCTGGCACCTCAAGAAGGTATCTGTCCCGTTCAAAGTTCGTCGTCATCCGGAATGCGGCGTTCAGTACGTAGAAGTGAAAGTAGCCTGCAAAGCAACCACCTGACAGATAACACAGAGCTGAAAGACGGCCATGACTGACGAAATGACAACCACCGCACCCGAGGGCCGTTCTTTCGAGCGGTCAGTTCAGCGGACCTATTGCAGCTTCTGCGGGGCAAGCGACACAGAGGTTTTGGCGATGGTTTCTAACGGCCACGGCGCCCAAATCTGCAACTGGTGTGCCGACATTGCGGCGCAAGTTATTTCGACACAGCGAGCAGCGGCTGGGGAGGCCGAATACACCGCCTGGATTGAATCGCTGAACCACCAGATCGTCGGCGGAACGTCCGACGCATCGCACAGTTAGACGGCAAGCCGTCACAAAACAGCGCGGACATAGCTCAACTGGCAGAGCACTGTTCTTCCACATCAGTGGTTGCGGGTTCGACTCCCGCTGTCCGCTCCAAACACCAGCCGCACAAGTTGCGGCTTTTTTTCGTCCGTAGGAGATCGACATGAACATCGAAGCAACCAAACCGCAGGAAAACAACCTGCTCATCACCAAAGAGCGCGTCAAGGCATGGAGCGCCTGCACTGACGGCTACCGCTGGTTCCTTGAGAACTTCCCGCAAGGCGCCGAGTTCTCAGAGGTCTATGCCGCTCTGCAAGCCGCCAAACGCTACGAAGATTCCGGCTGGCTCGCTGACCGGGTGTTTGCCGAACTGGACGCGCCGGCCATGGTGCAGCAGACGGTGCTGATTTCTGGCGCAGACAAGGACAAGATCAAGGCGGCGGCTGATGCTGGCGCAGAAGCTGCGACCACGGGCGAAGGGGCCAACGCTGCGACCACGGGCGAAGGGGCCAACGCTGCGACCACGGGC